TCCAACTCAATCCATACGGCAGACAGTTCCCAGTAGCATTTGGTGGTCTATACAACGACCAGCACAAGACATACAGCCAATCTTTGTATGACTTGTTACTACCAATGCACGAGATATCAACTTGGTTACTGCGTTCAAGAATCGACAACGTACAAGCGGCACTTAACAATCTTATCTTCGTAGACCCTACGTCGGTAAGTGTTCCAGACTTGATTGACCGAAATCCTTGGGGCGTTGTAAGGACTTTGCCAGGAACAAAGCCAGGAGACGGCATATTCATAGCCGAAGTTCCCGACGTAACAAGGGGACACTGGAACGACATAGCCGCAATGTCAGACTTAAAACAACGAGTGAGTGCGGCATCTGACGCACAGCAAGGGGTTCCGACTGCTGATGGCATAAGAACCGCTACAGAAATACAACGACTAACTCAGTTAGGCTCTCAACGACTAGGCGTATTAGCTAGAATACTGTCAGCACAATCAATCCGACCAGTGGCAAGAATGATGGTCGCAAACTTACAAGATGCACTTGAGTACGAAGGCTCACTACGAATGCAAGATGGAGCTTCCTCCCCTGGTGAACTCATAAACAACATTGACGACGGATACTTAGATTTTGATGTTTCGATGTTGCAAGGAGAGATAGATTACCTCGTCGTAGACGGAACTTTACCAGTAGAGCCGACTAAGAACGCAGAGACTTGGATGAATATGTTGCAAGTTGTAGGTCAATCTGGTCTTCAGATGGAATACAAAACCAGCAGAATCATTGAAGAAGCTATCAGAGCTATGGGCGTTAGCGACGTAGACCAATTTAAAATTAGCAAAGAAGAGTCAAAGCAAGGAATGACACCATCACAACAGATGGCACTCATGGAAAAAGCTCGTGGAGCGAACGTAATGCCCGAAGAGCAAATGCAACAAGAAATACAAAAGGGTAATTTAAAGCCAGCGAGGGAGAATATGTAATGACTATACCTGACCCAGACAGCTTGTCCCCAAAACTCTCAGGGTCACAACGAGAGTACATAAGGGCAGTAGCAAACTACGCCGCTAAAACGGCTAGAGAAGAATTAAGAACTGAGTTCATAAACCTTCTGCGTAAATCGAATGAACCAACTGTTACAGACAAAAAGGTTGAAGAACTCATACGCAGAATGGATTTACTAGAAGTTCGGTACAAAGAGGACGACAAGTTTACCCTAACAAGTGCTAAAATAAACGCACTGATAGAAGAAAAGGGTATTAAATAATGGCTTTTACCAGACCAACTACAGACCAAGTTAACTTTAGGTCTTCCACCACTGGTACACATTTACTTGATACATATCTTGAGGCTTGTGAAAAGGGTGGCTTCACACTTCCTGTTTTGATGGACAACTTGTTCTCAAGCACAGGAGGTCTTAACGCTAATGCAGTTTCTTTCAGAGTTAAGCCCAGCGATGTAAACAATACGTTTCAAGCTAGGTTTGGAATATACACCGACCCTAACTTAGGCTGGTTCGACACTAATCAGTTTTTCTTTAGGCAGAAAGGTGCATACGCCGCTGGAGTAGCATACGAACGATTGGACATGGTTCAGTCAGGACAGAAAAGTTTTGTTTGTATTGAAGCACATACTGGACCAGCGGTGATAGACCAAACAAAGTTTGAAGTTTTTTTCGATGGGGACGACTTATTCACCGAAATAAGTCAATTTAGAATTAACAGTGAGCCAAGAATAGATTTGTTAGAAGAGTTTGTTCTGCTCAAAATTGATGTTTTGTAGGAGGCTTATAAATGTCTACATCAACTCTTAGAGAACTTGTCGAGTCAATAAAGACGCAAGGCAAGACATTAGCAAATGCTACGGGAGCCAGTGCCGCAACAGCACGGGACCTAGTTTATTTATCAACGTCAGTCGAACGACTGTTTGGAGCAGACGCAATACTAGAGCTAGTAGATAGTGCGGCTAAACCAGTGGAAGTTGTAAGTGCGGCTCTTGCATCAACGCAAGCGGTAACACTCACAACAGACCAAGTCACAAAGACTGTTATCAAATTTACGAACACAAGTGGAACACACTCTGCTTCAGATTTCACAGCTACAATACCGAATCAAGGTGTGGCTTTCGTCGTAGACAACGAAATGCCAGTACCAGTCAAATTCAAAACATCAACTCAATCATCCAACATCGTACAAATCGGTGCTGGTAAAAAAGGCTGGGTGTTCTGTGACGGAACAGTTGTAGAGCATGTAGTTGACATTGAAGGGATTACCAGTGCGTTAACCTCCCCCACTGTAAACCCTGGAGATATGATTTACCGAGATGGCAAAGCCAGCGGTTCTACAGAATATTACAACGTTTATGTAAGAAAATACGGCGGACAGAACTACTATTACTTTGCTCCGTACAGTGGTTACTCAAGCATGGGCGGTTCTTATAATTATCAAAAAACACCTAACTTTATCTTGTACCCAGGCGTTACTTATCGTTTCTATCAGGAAGATGGAACAAACACTGGGCACCCACTAAAGTTCTCAACAACACAACATGGCACACATGCCAGCCCAGCGGGTACAGAATTGTTGGATATCAATAGCGATAGCACCAACGACATCACCTACGCTGGAACTCCTGGTAGCTCAGGTGCTTACACACAGCTTGTTATACCAACAACAGGCACAAATGTTTCAACCTTTTACTACTATTGCACTAACCACAACTTAATGGGTGGGACTGGCACTGTCTCAGTACCTTCTAGCGTTGGTGTAACAAAGCTACCAATAGGTCAATCTCAACAGGTTCTAAGAGTTTCTGACGATGGAAACCGACCTTCTTGGTCTTATAGTTATGTAGATGGTGGGGCAAACGTTGGAGCCGCCGCTCCGCCTCACGACGTAACAGGAACTTGGTCAGAGGGAAGATTCAGGATGGCGACTCTGATATCAGACGCTACAGAATATCCTCATGCCGCTAATAAAGGAACTTACAACGCTGGTCATACTAACGAAATGGGTTATAGAGGTTCCGCAATGCTTTATTGGGCAAACGGAAAAACTCATGGCAGTGCTTGGGGTCACTTAAACGAGGGCAGAAACGGAGCCGATGGCGATAAGTATGGTGCCTATAGTGGTTGCCCATTAAATTATTCATATGGAAATGGGGCGGGAGTAGATGGAACAGACCCCGCACAACAAAAATATGCAGACTATGACACTAAGCAAATCATCACTTCTTATGGCAACACAGCTTTATTGCTTGAAGACGGAAGTATATGGGTTGCTGGAAGAGGAGACGAAGGTCAAATCGGAAACGGCACAGTCACTGATACCTATGGATTTGGAAAGGTAAACATGCCAAGTGCGGCTGGACCAATCAGATACATAGTCACTACCGCTCAGTATCCAGTTGGTAACGTCACGTTCGGTGCTCTAACAGAGTCAGGAGACGTTTATCTCTGGGGTTACAATGCTTATGGACAGTGTGGAAGCAATTACGGAACAAACCAAAGCACTCCAGTAAAACATGCTGGTCTATCAAACATTGACTCATTAGTCGGAGGTGCTGGTGGACAGTATGGAATGTGGGGAGCAATCGACACTAGTGGTAATGCTTACACATGGGGCTACAACGGCTATGGGCAACTAGGTCATGGAAACACAACCAGCACAGCAACAGCTACTCAAGTATCGCCACAATCTGGCGTAAAGGTAGCAAAGATTATTATCGCTGGTGGCGGTTCTTATGGAAACAGCTTCTTCCTGATGGCTAATGGTCGTTTATATGGTTGCGGATTTAACACATACGGAAACATAGGTGACGGCTCTACAACTCAGAGAAACAGCCCAGTTCTTGTATCTAATCTAGGATTACAAGCTAATCAGTACGTCGTAGATATGTTTGCACCAGGCGGAGCTTACCTTGACGCTATTAGAATGGCTGTCACAGATAACGGCGACGTTTGGGGATGGGGACAAAATGCAAGAGGTGCTGTGGGTGTCGGTAATGCAACCCAAATTAACAGCCCAGTAATTGTGCCTGAACTTAAATTCATCAGTCATTTTACGTCTTCGGGTACTACCACTAGCACATCTTATTACTACAATACCTACATGGCTGTCTGTCATAGAA